GCCCAGCCTCTTCGTGATAGAAAGACTCACGTTGAGGTAACGCATACTCATAACATTCTTCAAACAAGGAAACCCAATTCTCACGGAAAGACTTTGCTTTCTCGTAGCTTTGAATGTATTGCTTTGCGATTGGATCATCAGCCATTAGTCAAACCTACCTAAGAATCCTTGGCGACCACCAGAAAACAAAGACCTTCTCATGCCTCTGCCTCTACGCTTTTCTAAAACATCAGAAATATCTTCGCGTTTTTGCTTTGCACGAGCTACTATCTCTTCTTGTTCAATGTCATCTGCTTCTACACGCTGTTCAGCCGAAGCTTGTTTAGCTGCTGCACTTGGGCCAAAACACATAGCTATCTCCTCTGTTTATTCTTCGTAAGCACAAAACTAAGAAAATATCAATGCACAAACTACATCCTTGCCCAAAAGCTAGGTTTCTTTCTACCATTAGAGTTACGATTGAATACATCGAAGCTGCGCTTTGCTATCACTGGCATCGCTGGTTTCTGCGAGTTCATCAATGCTCTGCCCTCACCAGCCCCTAGAAATAGGTACTGCGCTGCATCGTGAACGTGGCTAAACATATTCTTATCTGGCTTATCTGCATAACGCTCACCAGATACTTCCATACGCTTGTAGGCATACCCACCTTCAAATCCCTTAATAAGCTGTGGGCATCGCCTATCAATTAAAAGCACTGGCTTACCTTCTGACATTTTGGTGAGCTGGGAAGAGACAGCCTCCAATCGAAGATCAACAGAGTTGGAAGGAGCTGGAAACGCCTTCAAGCCAGCACCGCGCAGAATGTGAAAGGGTGTGGATTCATCAGTCTGCGCTCTAAAATCGCCAGCAGGATCACCGTATATAATAACATCACCAGCTACAGCAAAGCGAGTTGACAGTTCGTTACGCATAACTTCGGCAAATCTCACTATGCCCATGTCAATAGCTACAATCTCAGACTGTATAAACCATCGTCCTCGTATCTTCTGACCAAATACGGCTGCTGGTGTTAGCCCAAAGTCAACGCCAACATACACAGGAACCCCTGCTGCTACTGGTATTTCCTCATCAGCTACATGGATTTCTGGTGCAAACATAGGATACACAGGCTTTCCGTCCTGTATGTGGCCGAGTCTGTTCATAACATAGACATCTATCCAGCTTTTTGTCTTACCTTGAATAAGGTTAGGATAGTAAGACTTCATCATGTTCTTTGTGTTTTCAGCCTTACTGTTAGCAACGTAATCCTTTATTTCTCCTTCGTCATTCTTCTCTTCGACCATGCCAGAGGGCTGCGTAAAGAACTTCCAGTTGTCTGGTTTAACCAGCATCTTAGCTTGCTCACGAGGAATATGATCTGGCACTGGAACCTCACCAGCCATGATCGGCCACCAGTGATCTTCCTCAGGGGCGTTGGTATCGGCAATAACGCCAGTCCAAGAAGGACCACCATCACGCATTGAAGGATAACGGCCAACACGCATCGTACAGGCATCAATAATACTCTTCGGAAGCTCTCTAGCTTCATTGACCCAAACGCCTGTAAGCTCAAGAGAAAGTAACTTTTTAACATCTTCTGGCCTATCTAAAGCTAAGAAAAGAACTTCGAGGTCTATGTCACCCTTCTTGATATGGTGCGTATACGGCACTGACCAAGTAAACTTACCCCAATCAGATTCGGGAAACCAATCTAACCATGTCTTGATTGTAGTTGTTCTAAGCTGCGGATTGGTATTTCGGATGATAGCCCATCTGCTATGCCGTATTCCATCAGCACCTTTCTCTTGTTCGAGGGCGCGGCGGAACACTTCTACACAACAGCCAACAGACTTACCAGATCCCACTGGACCTCTTATGCCACGAAAGAACGTGGGGTTTTTCATAAAGGATTTTAATACATCACCGTCAGGTTTGTATTTAAACTCAGGCATTACTTCTTAGCTTTTTCGTTTTTCTTTGCAATCGTGTGAGCTTGAGAGAAAGTTTTACCAGCCTTCATTGCTGTGGTCATATCTTTCATATGCTTTGCGCTATGATGCACCTTATGTTTTTTTAAGGCTGCAACTTGGCTTACTGTTAGAGCTGCCATCTATGCTGTTCTTTTAAGAAGACTTCTCTTCTTCTTAGGAAAGCCAGCTTTCATATTAGCATAGGACTTAGCAGTAATAGTAGAGTTCTTTTTAGAACGGCTTGTTCCAGCTTTCTTTCGTCTGTTCATATTTTCATACAGGCTCATTATCTTAATCCTTTATCTACGCCAAATTTAATCATACGCTCAACAACTTCGGGGCCAATACTTGCAATAAGCTTATCGCACTCTGTATCAGTTACAAAATTTTTACCATGCTTGGCTTCTACGTATGCGTAATGTGTTTTACGCACAATGCGACGAAGGAGGCTAAGATCTTCTTTGTTTATGGTATTTAAGAAGCTCATTGCTCATCCATCATTAACGGGGTTAGCAAGGATCTTTTCTTCATTCCTTTGCGCCGTACATCCCTCAGTTGAGAGGAAGCCCCTCCGCTTACCATAGAGTTAGTATCCATCTTCAATGAAGGAAGAGGATCATAGGTCTTCTTAATTTTCTGATAGCGGCTTTCTGCGCTAGGTCCACCAAAACACATTATGAACTCCTATGCTTTCTTACAAAGTTACGAGCAGCTTCAACAGAACCAAAGCCCCACTTCTTTAATGCTAACGCCTTACGGGTCGGCTTGCCCTTCTCATCTTTCATAGGTCCCTTCATTCCAGCAAACCTTGCAGCGAAAGAAATACGTCGGGGATTAGTCCCCTTACGAACAGGAGGCTTAAGGTTTGCACCCTCAGTTCTTTTAAAATGCTCACGTCCCTTTTGCGTTAAACCACCAGTAGGGCTTTTGTGTTCGCTACGCATTTTTAGCTTTCCGTTCTTTACGCATGCTTTCTCTTAATGCCTTTAATCGCAATTTGTTAATTTCATTTGCGGAGAGGGACACCCAAGCTTCATTCTTCTCCGTAGTGGGATCATCAGCAATGAAAGCACCACTGTCATCCCTAGCTCGTACCTTGTTAGAACTCTTCTTATCTGCCATGCTCTTCTCCTAGAATATTTTACTTGTACCTTTTTTAGTGGGATCTGCACCAGAGATCCTTCGCATCTGCGCTCTGGTCAAATCTTGCATGCCTCCACCACCGCCACCACGATAGGAACCTTTAAGCACTTTAGAGGTTTCTGACTTTAGCATTGTGTTTCTTTGCTTAATAGCCTCTTTTGTTTTATTTATAGAAACCTTTAATTTCTTTTCTTCTTTAGCAGCGTTGGCTAACTGCTTCTCTTGCTCTGGACCTAGTTCGTGTTTCATAAAACGTAACGATAGTAAGCTATCTCGACGATTAGTAAGTTTTTCTAGCCGAGCCTCAAGCTCTTTAACAGTAGCCATAACATTCTCCTTTGATCAAACCCTATACTAAAAAAAATATAACTAGCAAACCTTTTTCCAGAATAATGCGAGTGGTGGACTATTACAGTAACTACGTTACTAAGTTTTTACCCCCACCCCCCTATGCAACACCAAACACTATAGCTATTTACCCTAGATCAATACTGACACGTATATCACCTGCCACTTGCACTTGAGAACGGTCTATAGGTTTATACCCCGCACGATCTAACAGATCCTTGCTTGCTTCCAGCTGAACATACTCAGACTTAGCACCTGTGGCTAACCTTCTTACAGTCCCAGCAGCCAATGTAGCACTAAGCCCAAACTCCTCATTCATTCTCTGCATCATATACTGCTGCACATGTGCAAGCTTTAACGCCTTGCTTGCAGTCACTCTTCCAGATTCGCCAGCAGCATACCCAGCCATCTCTGCGGCTTTAGCTATGGTGCAACCATTTGCTACGAGTGTGTCAACCAATGCGGTCTGTTTCGTAGTTAACTTTCTCTGTATTGGAACATTCATATTACCATACCTACCATTAATCCCATTGCTTGCCCCCCTCTCCCTCTCTCCCCCCAGATAGCACAATCCGATACTTGCTTGTCAATACATGACGTAACGTCACACCATGCAGAAAGGTATCATAGTACCTCTTCAGACTCTTGACATACTATAACCATACTACACCAGATTACTGCCAACTTCACTTAGCTGCGTTTACTTACGTCATGCTCTATGACTCCTTGATCAAGCGAACCACCCACTCGTCTCACCTGCATATCACCCGCATCCAAAAGTTCGCAAGGCGGCCAAGTGGCCGTTGTTCCTTGCTAACTTCAAGCCGCCAAGTGGCGATTGGCTGGGGTGCTACTGGCCTTCACCGAGAGGGCGGTTCCCTCGATTTGATAAGGAGTCCTAGAGATGACAACGATAAGTAAACTTGCAAAGATGAAGTTGGAAGTAATCAACTATCATACTACAGACAAACCGTCTATTGACGGTCCAGTAGTTAACACTGCTTTTCTCACAAAACTAGCATCAGATGCTTGCTATACGTCAAACAATGGGTTGACGTATAAGAAGAAGCAGCTTGCTGATTCACTCGCAGAATATGACATAGCTGTTGATCAAAAGAACAGCTATTCTATGGAACGCACAGAGCGTTGGATCAACACCCTGATGCCAGAGCTTGAAGAACTGCAAGCTCGACATGATGCAGATTGTCAGGTTTACACAGTCATCACAGGTGGAGAAGCTTGGAAACCCAAGGAAAAGACAAGCACAAACGCCAAAGCAGCTAACTTCAGCGCACTCAGAAAGATGGTAGCGTAAGCTACCTTGGGGAGCTTCGGCTCCCCTTTCTACTTGTTAGTTTAACAAGGAGCTTTTGCTCTTTCTTTAACTAAGGAGGTTGTCATGAACGAAGACCACTGGATCGCAATCATATACTTTGCAGTATGCGCTACTGTAGCTGGCTTACTTGTTGTCGGATACATTGGCTAATCAAAACGAAACCAAAAAGGAAATCAAAATGAAACCAGAAATAAAATACGATTCTCAAATGCTCATAGATATGGCAGAGAAAATACTTAGTGAGCTATCATTTATGCTTGTGCCTTCACAGCATAGTGAAATGATAATTGCTTTAACAGTTGCATACAAACACGGTAAAGCTGACGGTTTAAAAGAAGCAATCGAACTCATTCGTGACGCAACGTAACTTTTAATGTGACGTAACGTAACTTAATCCGTAACGCTACGTCACACCCATTGCAATAACACTTTAAATAAAGTTTGATTAACAAAAACAGGAGAAAACATGGCTATCAAAGAACTACATTTACATGGTGTTACTTCCATAACAGCTTTCAAACCAAGCAAGCAATGGAACAGCAAAAGAATCCGATTTGAAACAGTTGATGGAACTAGTTTCGTTGTCGTTGCATTTGCTGAAAGTCTTGAAGGCTTAGAATTAAATATAAAAACTGACAACGTTAAGTTGTAAAATCAAAAGCATTAGAAGGAGAGAACCAATGCTAGACTTCCAATCAAATAATTACAATTTCCCTATCGAATCGCAGCCTGTCTTCACACAAGATGGCGAGGTCATACCAGACCACCAGTGCATCATACGCACAGACACAGGCAGGTCGATGGGCTTGCATGGCTCACGCTATAAAGCTGTACCCCATGACGATGTAGTTAACTCTATTTTAGATAGCGTCAAAGCATCTAACTTATCTTCAGATTACGATCTCAATGTTGACGTAATAGAAGGTGGCCGCAAGCTTCGAGGACAAATCTTATTTAAAGATCTTGTACAAGAGCCAGCAGTCGGTGACTATGTTCAATTCAGAGTTGGCTTTTACAACAGCTACGATGGTTCATGGCCTCTTGGTCAACGTGCTGACGGTCTTAGATTGTGGTGTAAAAATGGCTGCACAAGTCCAGATACAGTAGCTATGTCTCGCCTCAAGCATACAACTTCAATTAATGTAGACGGCAGCGCAGCTAAGATTATCACAGGTGCAGAAATGTTTATGACTAAAGCAGAAGAATGGCAGGGCTTTATGAAGGTACGCATTAACAGCGACCAAGTAGAGCAGTTCTTTCGTTCAACCATATGCAAGGTAACAACCAAGCAAAAGCAAGTCACCAAGACCAACGAAAAACAACTCGAGAATCTTATCTCAGGTTGGCAAGAAGAAAGCGCAACGCTAGGCCACAACAAATGGGCTTTATACAATTGCCTTACATCATGGGCCACACACACAGAGGATCTACGCTCACCAGAAGTAACAAGATACAATCGTGAAGCTATGATTAGCTCTGCTATGAACCACAATCTATGGAAAACAATGAACACGGAGATAGTTCTATGATACAAACAGTAGTCACAACAGATAATCTTGCTGATATAATTGGCGAGTATATGCCTTGGCCTCAAGAGCTAACCAAAATAGCTGACCGACTCGAGAAACTTAATCCAAGGTTTAACCGTGATCGTTTCATTGCTCTTGGCACAGCAGCATGGGAGAAAAACTTTGCAAAACCAGAGGAGATCGACGATGAGATCCCATACTAATGGCTAGTGTTGATTGCCCTAAGTGTGACGGCAACGGCTACATAACTTGGGAAGTAACTGTGCCTCATAATATTGGAAGAGACATAGGTTACATAGATACTGAGACTGCTGAGTGTAGAGAATGTGCAGGTTATGGGTGGCTACCAAGCCACCTAATTGTTGACATAGATGATTAGATTGCTGCATTAGTGCAGCATGAAATCATATTTAAAACAACTGCAAGAGCTGTCTAAGGAATATAAGATACCTTTAATCAAAGCTTTTGAACAGGCATATATACCTTCTTCTACTTACTACAGAACCATAAAAGGTAATAAAGATATGCGATATGAAACAGCCCTAAAGGTGCATCATGTCCTTGAACGATTACACTTACTTCAGCAAACCATTGACGATCCCAAAAGATTACGAGGTCATGGTACAAAAGCTAATAGACGCAAGGTTTACCCAAGGCTTAAGTCAAGAAGCACTGGCTCATAAGATAGGTTGCACTGTGTCTATTGTTCACAAGTGGGAAACCCACAAAAGAATACCATCAGGCTTTCTATTGTTCTGCTGGTTGGAGGCATTAGGATATGAACTCACGGTCACGCAAAGGTAAACCTATTACCTGTATAGCATGCAGAGAACCTACAAATTATTATGTAGCTATACTTAAAAACAATAACAGCTCAACCCAACCTCATTGGTTTGTCTGTTTAACTTGCTACCAGCAAGACAGGTGGCAACAAGCAGTAGATAACAAAGGATACACACGCAGTATCCAGCCAACAAAACCAAAGCAATATAAACGCAAGCCATCTAAAGCTGCGATAAATAAAGCATGGGATATAATATGATTATATATGGAATAGACGCTGGATTCACAGGTGCTATTACCAAGTACTGGCCTTCAGATGAAGTCATTGAGTGTTATGATATGCCTACATTCAAAGATAAAAAGAAAACTTTAATTGATCTACCTAAATTACTGCAAATACTAACAACCAGACGTTTGCTTGAAAGACCTATAGTTTATCTAGAAAGAGTATCAGCTATGCCAAATCAAGGTGTGTCCAGCACGTTTAGATTTGGTCAAGGTTACGGTCAATTAGAAATGGGTATCGAGGCCGCAGGTTTACCCTTAAATTATGTTAGCCCAGCAGTGTGGAAAAAACATTTCGGGCTTACAAAAAACAAAGGAGAAAGCAGAGAGAAGGCTGCTTCTTTGTTTCCAAAATACGCTGACTTATTCAAGCGTGTTAAAGATGATGGCAGAGCAGAGTCTGCCCTCATTGCAGAGTACGGTTTCCGTAAACAATATTAAACACAGGAGAAAACTAATGAGTACCCAAACAAATCAAATCAAAGAGTATCTTAATAAAGGTTACAGACTTACAGCTTTAGATGCTCTCGACAAATTCAAATGCTTTCGGCTTGCATCAAGAATCAGCGAACTAAAACAAGAAGGCTATACTGTAGATAAAGTTATGATTGAAACAGAATCAGGCGCACGTATAGCAGAGTATTACAACACTTCATTAACGCGAGGTTAACATGCGCAAGCCTAAAACTATTGGCGCAGCCGCAAGCAGCACAGTATGGGACGCTCACGTTGCCAAAGCAGCAAGCTCCCCTGTGCATGCTCGAGAGTACAAGAAATCTAACTACGTGTTAGACACAGATAAAGTTATGGGTGATCGTATTCGCAATGGCGAAGCAATAGGCCAGAACTATTTATCAGGCAAGCTTAAGAAAAGATTGCTTCAATACGGCAATGTCACAGAAGAAGACTTTGACAAATACAAGTGACGTTACGTCACATTGGATTGATGTAGCTGCACATATGCAGTAGCTATGTATCTATAATAACAGGAGAAAGTCATGGAACGTAAAGGTTTCATAGGCGGTTCTGACTGCGTAAAAATAATGCAGGGGAACTGGCTAGAGTTATATCAAATCAAACTTGGTCTTGTAGAGCCAGAAGATTTGTCACGCAACATCGCAGTACAGATGGGCAACCACACTGAAGAGTTTAATTTAAATTGGTTTGCTGATGAATACAGAACTACGCTTACAGGATTCCAGCAACCTTATGAAAGGTTGATTGGTACAGTGCCAGCTAAAGGTACAGTAGATGCTATCTGTGAGTCAGCCGATGCTAAACTGCAAATAGTAGAAGCCAAACATACCAATGCTTATAATACTTTAGACAAAGTAATAGAGTATTACATGCCACAGTTGCAGCTTTACATAGAGCTATCAGATGCAGACGGTGCTTACCTCTCAGTAATATTTGGCAACAACAAATGGGAATCAGCCTATGTCTCACGCAACAAAGAGTATTTCAATTCTATGTGGGCAGTGGTGTCAGACTTCTGGGGTTACGTGCTTCGCAAAGAAGAGCCAGTTGGTAATGACGAGCCAGTACAACTTGGGACTGACAAGATTGCGGTGGACAACATGGTCAAACGAGATGCCAGCAAAGACAACTTCTTTGTCGATGCAGCATACACCTACGTCACGCTCGAGGCAGATGCCAAAGCATTTGACCAATCCAAGAAAGACCTCAAGAACATGGTCGGCTCAGATGAGAGAGAAGTTTACTGTGATAGTCTCACAATCAAACGATCCAAGAACGGATCACTTAGAATAACAAGGAGAACAGCATAATGGCTTTAGGCACAACAACTCAAGAAGTAAAGTTTACTAACAATGAATTATGGTGTGCAATGGAATCGCAAGTAATGGATTTAGTTTCAGATAGAGCAATACAATATCTTACAAAAGAAGCAGTAGAGACCCATGTCCGTAATGGAATTGATGCTTACTTTAATATATTTGAAAACCCTTCTAAAGAATATGAAGACTTACACGATTTTGATTTTCAAGAAGCTTCTTTTAATAATGAAGGGTTTATGCAAGCAGTTATGGTTGGAGTTCAATTAGTTCTGGAAGAGGTTCTACCAGAAATACACCTTAAACCAGAGTGGGAAATAAAATCATGGGAAAATATGGTTAACAAAAAAAAGAAAAAAGAATGATTATAAGATTATCTCCAAAAGAAATTTCTATGTGTAAGCAAGCAGCAACAATGAGATGGCAAATGGCTAGAT